TGCTGGGCAGTCCTGTCTCTTCATCGGCTAATTGTCGTGCAGCCTGATACATCTGTATATTTTCACCAGCGGTGTTGGGGAACTTTACAGAGTTAATAGCTGTACCCGGATTACCAGACTGCCTACGGAAGACCTTACCCGGATAGATATCATAGTTCTGTCCGGGTACAAGAGATGCTTCATCAACGTCAAATACTACATTACCTGCAAGTGCTAGGTTGTCAATAGCCATACGAATATGACCATTCATCAGTAGCTGTGCGTCTTCCATGTTCTCTGGTACTCCCACACCAAATAGTTGATATGGGTTAATTTCATAAGGGAAGGCGTGGAAGGGTAGCTTGTAAGGTACAAAAGGATTGAGTACTGCGCGTATTACACGCTCTCCGCAAACCCATACGTTTACTGATAGCTCCGTAAGCTCATCAATTTCCCCGTGATCTCCTAGACCTATTTGTAAGGCTAATCTAGAATCTAGTTTACCCCAGTACTCAAGAACCTCGTAGCGAGTATTGTCAGACATCTCTTCGATACTCTCTCTACGGATAGTCTCTTCATAGTACTTGTCGTCATAGTTAGGCCCCATACTCAAACAATGAGCAATGTTGTCTGCCCTGAAGTAGGGTTTCTCGGCTAAGTCTCGTAGCTGAGATGCACTCATACGATGCCGTTGAATTACATATTCACAGTCGTCTATGCTTGTAGCCCTCGGATCAGGAAAAAAGTCCCAGCAGCTAACCGACTCAATACGCGGAACAGTGCGGTTATACGGAGCATAACCTTCTTCATTCCAGCGGTGCAGAGTTTTTGTCTCATTGAAGGGGCCTTTAATAATACCCGTGCCTAGAAGAGTAGCTTCAAATATAGAGTGGCGCAGAACATTCACAGCATTATTTTCCTGTAGCTGATCGTGTATGCACTTCTCCATTGCCAGAGCGGACTGCCTAGCAGGAGATACTTGTGGCTCTCCCATTTTTGAGGGGCCTTCTGCTAAGTTAGCACCCTCGTATTTTTGAGCCATGCCCCCAAGAAAATTCTCAGGAGTTTCCGCTTCCGTAGCACCCGGAGGAAGTTCCTTCCCGTCACCAGCAAACCCAAAGGGGTCCGTTGGTGCCTGTTGTGGTTGCATCTGCTGCTGTTGCATTTGTCCTGCAACATCTAAGTGAGCAAACTCCGCTATACCTTCTGGCATAGGTGAAGATTCTACAACAATAGGAAACTTTTTATTGGCAAACAGTACATCAATAATCTGACCAAAAGCGGCTAAAACTTTAGTCTTGGTAATCTTAATAAACACACGGCTCTTCTCAGTCTCACGGAACTGAGTAGTAGAGTCGTAGATACCTCTAAAGTTCTTGTAGCTTTTTAGCCAGCGTTGTTCATGCTGATACCTGCCGTGTTCCGCATCGTTAAACTTAGATTTAATAGTCCCTACTACGTTAGGTAGGTCATCAAAGTCAGCAGAAACGGGAGTATCGCCTAAAGGCGTATCTTCCATAGTGAGACTTCCTTACTTAGTAGTCTTTTTGATCTGCCATTTTAAATACAGCGGGATCGAACTTATTATCCGGGTTTGCTTTACGCCCCATATCAACAATCTGCACATCCCGTTCTAGGGGGCCAGCAATTTCTTTGTCAAAGGGTTCACGATGAAGTTTACCATCAGGTACAGGACTAACTTCACCTTGTTTTTTCATAAGTCCCATAATATATTCTTTACCATATGTGTACATAGCTTTTCCTTTCTATAGCTATTGATCCATCTCAAAGAAGGATGGACCTCTACGTTGTTCAGGCGAAAGGCCCGTATGTCCAGAGCCGGGGTGTTCATAACCGGGGTTTCGCCCCGATGGAAATAAGGCTCTCATGTAGTCTTCTTCGTATTTTTGCTGAGGTACTGTAGTTTTTCTACTTTTCTCGTATATTGCTCTGATTTTTGCTCTTCGTTCTCTTTCTTTGGGCCGCATACTTTTTCGTTCTGCCCAACTTTTCCTAGCCTTTTCAATTAAATCAGTTTGTCCAGTTTCTATCATATTCATAAGAACTTGCACAGGAAGCCCTGTAGCACCTTTATGATATATATCGAAGGCCGCGCCAGTTACCATTCCAGATTTTTCAAGTGAAAACGCTTCTGGATCTTCTGCAACACCGTGTGTTTTTGCCATAACATCGCCAGCTTCCAGTGCCATGAAACCACCAATAATTCCAGTAACAGGGGTAATAACAGGCCCTACCACTTTTGCTCCTTTTCCTATAGTTCTAGCTGTCGTTCCTGCATTCTCCAGCGCCTTGGCAAGGGCGCTCTTTTCTGCAGTCGCTTTAAAGCTGAGTTTTTTCTGCCCAGATTCTGCCTCTTGGTCGATAAGCCGGGGTTGAACCGGCACTCTTTCACCTTCTGTAGGTATTTTATCGGAATCAGGAGTCGAAGCCTGTTGTGTAGCGGCAGCGTCTGCAAGTTTATTAGTTTCGACAGTATTATTAGGATCAAAAGAAGAGTTTAAGTCTTGTAATGCTTCCTTAGGATTAACTGTTTCAGGAATAAACTCAGGGACTCTACTGGGTACTCCATTTATGGAAATGTTATACTTTCCCCTCAATACTCCGCGCCTGTCTATTAAAACTTCTCGATTAGCGGCTAAGTCAGGATTTCCGCCCATTTTTGGTATAACCTCTTCAAGCATGCGAAACTCTTTCATATCCTTAAGAAACTCAGCCTGTTCAGGAGAGGGTATTTGTCTGGCCCAAGCGGGTATCTGATGGAGTTCGAGTGTTTTCTTGGCTTCAGCGGCTGATGGTGCATATCCGCTTACTGTAGGTGTTAGATAAGGATATACTCTTTCAGGTGCAGTTCCTGCCGCATTAAATAGAGGAATGTACTTTTTTTGCCCTGTTTTTGGATCAACATCAAAAGAAGACCAGTAAAATTCTCCCCCCCAGTGTTCCAAAGACTTTATCTGATTTCCAACATAACTGCTCGACAGAGAACCTCTTCCTTTTATACTGCCATCTTCATTTACTGCGCCTAGCCTATTTGCTAATTCATACAGTTTTGGGCGTCTACCTTCTGTAGTTTTAACAGGATCACCATCTACTAATTTACCCTCATTAAAAAGGTGTTGTGCAATAACATGAGGCTCATAAGCATCAGCAATCATTCCTTTGGGCATACCGGGAGGATCAAAAATAACTCTTTCCCCCGGTCTTCCTATACCTTGGGGGAAAAGCTTATTAATATAATTTTTAAATTTTTTACGGGCTTCGGGAGTACCCAATCTAAAATGCGTAGTTTCTATGCTGGTTGCTAGTCTATCATACGCCTGTGCAATAGTTATATTTTCTGCTTTAGCTATGTCTAAAACTTGTTGTGCGCCTTCAGATGTTACTTTTACAGAAAAGTTTTTACCAAAGTCTCCCGGTTTAAGAGCAGCCCTCTCTCCAAGAGGCTCTGGCATTGATGCTTTTAGCCTATCGGCGGCTATCTTTGCTTGCATACCATCGGTAAGGGGGCTTTCATCCAATACTTTATAAACACCTTCACTCGCCTGTTGCGCTGCGCTTGCAACCCCCCCAGTACCACCCGGAATCTGCCCTCTACGTAGCCTCATAGCTTCTTCGTCTAGTATTTGCTGCACATTTTCGCCATGCCCAAGATTTTCTAGCTGGTTTAGTAGCCACCTACGGCCTTTGTCCGGATCGCCCACACCATCTCTGTAAGTGTGCATAACATCTTGAAGTCTTGACTTCTGTTCAGGGTCTAGCGCATTAACAAATTGATTAAACGCCTTACTAGAACCCTGTCCCATAATTCCTTTAGGTGCTTCAGGCGCTGTAGTAGTTCTGCCAGTAGGATCAAGCCTGTCAATAACAGGGCCAGCGTGAAGCCGCATAAACTCTTCTGTCAAGTGCTGGTATATCCTAGTAGTATCTAAACGAGCATGACCTAATAGTTTTGATATTGACTCTATACTTACACCGTGCATCCATAGGTGTGTTGCGTATGAGTGCCTGAATACGTGTGGCCTGAGTCTTATTTCCTCTATGCCGGAAGCTTCAGCTAAACTTTTTAAGTCCCCTCTAAAAACACCTCCAGACATTG